TTATAACTACTTACTTGTTAGATAAAATTATATCTATTATCTTTGTTGGGTTAATTGTTAGGTTGGTAATTCAAATATTATGAAATCAGCATCACCATCATGGATAACCAAAACCAAGCGATCTGGACAGGATTCTGTATCTGAGAGTCCTATTTTAAATAAATATCAACAAATCTATATTATTTGCGACTATATGCGCAACATTATATACATTTGTATAAATATTTTAACCTAACAATCAACCTAACGTATTTTATTAATTATTTTTTATAAAATCAATTATTTATGGCTTCTATCAGATTTAACCTTAACAAAGTTCGGGACCATAATTATATTACGCTTATTTATCACACTACATCATCATCGAGACTTAAAATGTCAATGGGTGAAAAAGTAGACTTTAAATATTGGGACAAAAAAAAACAAAGGGTTAAACCTACTCATCCAAATGCTACTACTATAAATAACCTGCTTGGTGAAATTGTGGTATTTATAGAGAGAGTAAGAAATGAGTATAAGATAAAAGGTGTAAGGCTTTCGGCTACAGATCTTAGAAATCTACTGCAAAATAGGCTCTATGGTAAGGATGATCTATTATTTAAAAATTATGCGGTCAAGTGGCAAGCTGAAATGAGTATCAAAAAATCAACTATCAAAGTGGTGAAAAATTTTGTTACAAAAATTAATGAGATGTATCCAGACCTTAGTTTTGACCAAGTTACAGCATCTTGGCATAAAGGATTTGTAAAACGAATGGAAAATTACTCATCATCATATACGCACCTCATGCTCAAGAAAATGAAACAAATAACGGAAGCGGCTTACATAGATGGCATCCATACAAATTTGTTTTATCAAAGTAATAAATTCTTGACAACAGTAAATGTGTCAGATAAAATATTTTTGAATAACGATGAGCTAAATATGCTTTATGATGGACTCAACGAAATGAGTGATGTGCATAGAAATGCTACGATTATTTTTCTTATTGGTGCCTATACTGGTCAAAGATATGGTACTTATTCTAATATCGATAAAAAAATGGTATTGTACAAGGGCAATAAAAAAATGATCTCCATACGACAATTAGAGAAAACTGAAGCTAGGGTAACAATACCCGTATCTGACAAACTGATGACACTGTTAGATATGGAATATCACAAAATAAGTCTTCAGAAAATCAATACTTATATCAAAGAAGCCTGCAAAATTGTGGGTATAAAAGATTGGGAGAAAGTCACATCGCATACCGCTAGACGTAGTTTTGCAACAAATGCAGTTTTAGCAGGCATAGATATGCATTTAATCATGAAAATAACCGGACATAAAACAGAATCAGAATTCCGTAAATATGTCCGGATAGATGACTTGATGGCTGCTGAGAAATCACATCATATGATAAATATGCTTCAATCCTAAAAAATCAACTGATACCCCAATATCCCATAACCACTACACACCGTCGGGTCGATAGGCTGTACCACGTCCACACCACTCGATGTAGTGACACGCCATACCCATTGATCGAGTTGGACTCCGCACCAGTCACTATACCATTTTTTCTTACGGTTAGTGCGTTGGATGTTTATCCAGTTTTCTGGATTACTAAAGATTCCTAAAATGATAAAAATTAACTGTTTCATTTTTTTATGAATATTTGTTGGTTAATAAAATGATTATTCTTCTTCGTCCACGTCTTCATATTCATCATGCGTATGTCGCACATCTGCAGGATCGATTATCCAGACTGTAAGTCCATCCATATATTTGAAAGGATTCGGACCTTTGCGGTCAAAATTACAAGCGAGCAATTGCAATCGATCGTTATACTCGATCTCAGCTTGTTTGGTGACACATTCTTTTTCAGCATAGCCTATGGTGGCCCGCTGTGCTCGGTAGATTGGTTTGGTTACTGTTATTTTTGGCATGATATTTAATGATTTTTATGATTACCTAATTCTATTTACAGTGAGTGAATGTGAGTCCCAATATATGCTTGTAGAGTCACCATTGTCTTTTGCAAATCTTAAATCTACAGTAGTCCCAGATGTGAGATATTTCATATATGATTTAGAAAAGCATTCATTTGCAAGTACATGTTTTGAGTTTCCCAAAAAAACACCTGTAGCTGAATTATTTAAGTATAGTTGTAAATTTATTTTAGTAGTAGTTCCACTTGGCAAAATAGTACAACCACAATATGTAACCTCATAATCACCCGTTGCGTTGATTGTTATTTGATCGGTTGTAGAGTTTGCACTTGCTCCATTAAAATACGTTTGTCCATAATCTATTTTAGTGAAAGATGATGTCATTGTCTGCGATACCCAATCAAAGCTACCAGCTTGCAATTGTGCAAATTGAGCGCCAGCTGCATCGATCGTAGCAACACCTGATGCTTTATTTACAATTATACCATCACCTTGTACCACGTCCACTATTGGCAAAGTCACACCAGTACCCGATGATATACCAAGCGACTGACCGGATAGAGATAAGTTTTGGAGTTCGTTGGTTGTACTGGCGTCTGCGTCGTTGATATTTAGATTGAGCGTACCACCACCATTACTCAGCGTGATATTACCAGCTGCACCCGATGTGCTGATAGTCTGTAGCTCGTTGGTAGTGCTCTGATCTACAGGCGTACTCCACGTCCACGCACCAGTTCCCTGGCTCGTCAATACCTGACCCGTAGTACCTGCACTATTGGCACTATTATACAATGCACCATAACTTCTTATGTCTCCATTACCAAAAATATTAAATTTTGTTTGACCGCCCGTATTTATTCTAAATAGGTTAGATAATGGGTCTGCAGCAATTGTTGATACACCATTTTTATAACCCAATTCAAAATTTAAATATGTAGAAGTTGGATTATCAAGCCGTATTAAATCAAATGACATTACCGGTACAGATGTTTTTCCTACACCTACCAAATACATATTTGGATACGCTGTGCTTGAATAATCCAGGAATCCCCATGCCATGTCTGTAGGTAATTTGTTGGTAACACCATGATTTAACCCTGACATGATCCTTCTCACACCTTTAAAACCACCAGTTGTATTTATATCAAAATTTTCTGAAGTATTTAGTCCATTTGCATTTCTAAAAATCGCACTACTACTTGTAATCGTATTAGTACTATTAAACCAAGCAATCTGATTTTCTACACCATTTATTCCCGTAGCACTTAGTTGATTACCCGAAAGGCTTAGACCACTTCCATACGTCACACCGACCAACTTACCATTTGCATCAAATCCACCGAGCGTCGATGCAGTACCTGTACGATCTTGTATTGTAGCGGACCCTTGTACCAATAGACTATTGGCCGCTACAGAAGTACTAGATACACCATCACCGATACTTACGGCACCGTTTACGTGGAGTTTTTTATTCGCTACATTGGCGTAGGACTGCCCAGCACCAGCATTGTAGCCGATAGTGAAAGTCTTATACTGACCTTTATAGACAATATTATCGGTAGATGTCGCTCCATCCTGATAGGAATGGAAGATACCAGTATTGGCACTGTTGTACATATTTAGTGTAGTGGCCGCATTTATGAAGACGGTATTGTCAACTGTCAGAAATCCGTCTCGCACCTTCGTATTCCCTGCCACATCGAGTATGTAGGATGCTGTAGGAGTTATTGTACCTATGCCTATCTGATTTCCTACATTGTACAAAAGACTATTAGCTATCAACGTATTTGTCCCATCAAACCGCAAGGTCTGTCCTGATGTGCCGGTAATCACATTTTGTTTTTGAGTGATATCATAAGTGGTTGCAAATAGACTACTATCCACCTTCACATTAAAGTTGTTTGCTGGACTTTCGGTTATGATAGTTCCATAAGAGTTTTGGACAATGGTACTATCCGCAACATTGACCAAATCACTCACATCCACACTACCTGAGCCATCGCGCAGACTAATGATATTTCCTGACCTTTGGATGCTGTCAGGCTCCGTAGGTATCTGTGTGATATCATATTGTGTAGCAAATTTTGTGCTATCCACAGTTATATTAAAGGTATTGGCTGGTGTTTCTGTTATGATTGTTCCGTAGGAATTTTGGACAATGGTACTATCTACCATCACGATTGTCGCCATGCTATCTGATATGATAGTACTTATAAGTGTTGTGTCTAGTGTGATATCTATTTTGTTACTTTCATCGTATGATACTTTTAGTCCATGCCCTTCTATCTTTTTGATAGCTGTGTAGTTAGTCGAGCTACGGATGCCCACTACATTTGGACTTACATTTTCGAGACTCAGGTCGCCCTCATTAAATTGATTGTTGTCGTAAATGAATAAGCTCCAGTTACCTGAAGTATCGTAATAAAATACATTGTCATAATCCGCATAGATGTCATATACATTCGGATTTGAAATGAGATTTTTGTCTGGGTATTGGTCTATGTGGTAGATTTTGTTTTTTACACTATCTACCTTCACCCATGTAGGCTCACCGCTATTCATGGCACCTATAACATAGCTACTATCTGGCGCCCATGGTGACAATTGCCATATTTCTTGCCCAAATGCCATGGTACTGGACCATAGTATCATTATTGTTATTAAAATTCGCATATATTTAAACATTTTATGAGATTACTAAATCAAATATTAAAGGCAATTGCTTCAGTAGCTTTGCCATAGTGTCCTTACTGCTAGTCACATCCAGATATCCGTCCTTATTGATGTCTGCATACTCCTTGCCTACAGCGATGCAGCCGAGCAACTGATAATGATAGTTGGCATTGTGGATTAAAATAAACTGCCTACCAGGTACATTGGTGATATGGAAGTGATTGCCATATTTCGCACTTTTGCGCCTTACCACCTTATAAATTCCCGTTGGAATACAAGAAATTTTATTATTGTTTTGCAACCATGGCAACTCTAGTGTTTTCGCTACTACATTGCCTTGATATAGCATTTCGCCAAGCGTCTGCTTGTCATCTGCTTGTATTCTATTGATATATACTTTATTATCCATGATAAACCTTTATCTTCTATTTCTGGCCAGATCAATGACATATCTTAATAATATTTAAAGATTTCTACATGTCCCACATTGCCACTTCCTTTTACGAATACGATTCTATTGTTATCTAAATCGAATCTCCATTGTCTCAATGCTAGCGTGCCTGTAGGCGTGTACAATTGCTTTACACCATTGATGTATAGCTGCCATTTCTTTTTTATCTTTATGGTGTATTCATCAGATATATTGACCAATACACTCAAATTGTCTCCATCTACAGGCTCTACATATGCCGTCGGTACATTGCTCCATTCTTCCCAGTATTCTAGACCATTGGCTACACCACCTACATTGTATAGATCTACACTTCCGTCCGGTACAGGAAATTCCGTAGGCTCTATTTCAGGCTCAGGGATTGGTACTACATTGATACCGTCATAATCTTTGGTCACTTTCCACAATATGGCATTGAAAGTAGTGTATGCACCTGGTCCCGATGCTGTTGTTTCCATCTGTATAGGTATGTACACATCACCGCCAAAAACTATCTGATCTCTAGGCGAAATCATGGTAGTGTTTTTGTAGAAAAGCGAAATTTTTAGCGTATTGGATGGCTTTGCTCTCATGCTTAGCATCTGCCGCAACAGTAGGTCTTGGATAGGTAGTGATGTCGCTTCGTCTGGATCAGTCCATAAGCTTGTAGGCAATTGATCAAAATTTGGATTGCCATCCACTGCCATAAATAGCTGGCCTAATAAGGTTTTGCTTTCTGAAGCATCATAGTATCCACACTTCACATTATAAATCGTACTATTGCGGATGTCACCTATCTCATATTTCTTAATTTCTGCAGGTTGCTCATATAGGTCTTCGTAACTACCACCTATGATTACTCTGGATTTATTGGCAATGGTGACACCTACAGATGGGAAACTAGATATTACTGTATTGTTTCGAGTGCTGACAAAGGAATTTATTTTTATCCGCAATTTGCCTTCAGCTTGTATCTCCGTACTCTGTATGATGAGCGCTGTATTGCGTATAGCATCTATCCATGCCTTATAGGTGTCGATGCCTTGGTTTACAAATATCCTTGATATCTTCATAGTGATAGCCGCTGGCACTAAGGACCAGTTGAGCGTCGGTACAGTGCCACCTTGCGCTATGAAATATTTATTGTCTATCGTCAGGTTTAGCGTATTGGCATAGATAGGATCATCGGCCACCAAATAATAATCCCCTATAGATATCTCCACTTCCAATGTGTGTACTATAGTCATCGTGGATTGATAAGTGATATCTGTCCAAGGTGTGCCTGTTATATTTAGGAATAATTGAGATATCAGTTTATTGCCTGTAGCGATGATCCAACCAAAATAGTGCGGCCCTGCATTGTCGCTACCTATGATCATCCCATTGATATAATTAAAGAATGATTTGCTTTGCTCTAGTACTACAGCTTTGAAAGCTGGCAGCCTTCTTTGTGTTATATTGGGAGCGGCTAGTAGATTATTATCACTATCATAGTTGTGCTGCACCTTGGTAAGTGGTGAACCATCTATAAGAAGTCCACCTGGTTGTATGAGATATTGTCGGGTAGTGATATTGCTAGGTAAGTTGTCCATATAGCCCAACTGCTCGAAATGATACATACCATCATAGACCACTCTGGCATTAAACCCTGTAAGTAGATCCGTCAATGCATCCCAACAAGATTTGTATTTCCTATAAGTTGGTGATATTTGCTCATACCAATAATTGCGCACCTTTACCTGTTGCCATATATCGCCAGCGACGCTGTTGACTTCCGTCCAGTTGTTTGCAGTAGAGTACAAAGGGTAATTGATATTCGCATCATTGAGCACATTTTTAAAGAAATCTACTGTGTCTATATTTTCTAGGATATTGCGAAAATGATCCGCAAATGTGGCTGTCTGGATGGCGGCTTCTGCTGTCAGGTCAGTGTATGTATCTGGTCGGTACTCTATATCTTGCAGATCGGTGATGCCGTCTATGGCCGTCACTACAAAATCACCATATCTATCGAGCAAATAATCACCTACATCTGGCAATATCTTGCCCATGAAAGCAAAACTACTTGCGGCCTTTGTCACTGTGACATAAAATCTACCTTCGTAACTGTTGGTCAGTGCATTATAAAAATCTTGTACCGCATTTTCTTGTGTAGTGGTGTATTCTGGTGATCCGTACAGTACTGTGAATGAAAGCGATGAAGGTACGATGCGCTTATATGGATCATCAGGAGCGCCTTCTTGTTTTATTTTGAAAAAATCATCGCTACACTTGAATTCTATCTCAGGATCAGATACCGACTCTCTATCATAGATGATGATGGTAAAGACATTGTTATTATTGGTTCTATGTATGGATTTTAGTATTCTCATGCTACGCCTCGGAGTCTCTTATCTAGGTGAATACTATAATCCGTCATGATCTTGAGATCACCATTTCTGATGATCACGCTATTATCATTTTGCTGTGGCATCCTAGCACCTTGTGTATAGTGACCTGTGACACGTGCCGGTACTACGCTTTCTCCTTTGTGTAGCTTAGCGAGTCCATCAGACTTGACATAGTTGGTACCGATGGCAAGCGATGGCAGTGGTGCGGATGCGATAGCGGCAATATTGGCAAGACCTAATGCTTTCACTATGGGTACAAGTGGAAGCCCTGCAGGTCCTAATGATAGCGCTTTTGCTACACCTTCGAACATACTGACAGTGGCATTGAATATACCGAGTATTTTGTTTTGTATGGCTGTTTTTCGAGCTATAGCGGCACGTTCTTTGGCTGCCTTTTCTTCTACGGATTTTAGCTTTTTGGCCTTATCTTCCTCTATTGCTTTGAGTCTCTTAGATTTTTCATCTTCACCTAACAATGACTTTTCAATGGTATCCCTTTCTAATGCGGATGTAAGCTCAATAGATTCTATTTGCTTATTGGTTTTTTCATCTAGTGCTGCACTCTGATTATTGTAAAATTGCGTAAATAATTGATCTAAAGGACCAATTATACTACTCGCTGCTTCGAATGATTTGAGCAAACCACTCACACTATTTGACATTGTACCAATACCAGGATTGGCACCTATCTTGGTGAGCTCTGCATTTATTTTTGACATCACATCAGCTGTGACATTGCCATCTTCAACTATTTGTGATAATGCACTATTGATCGCTCCCAACTTCTCACCACGTACATCTATGTCAAGTCCTACTGATGCCTTCAGGTCTATGGTAGCGAGTTTCTTTTTGAGATCATCGAATATATCAGCATTCTCGAAATCAAACAATCCACCTTTTATCACCTTGAATGTAGGCGGCTGTATGGCATTTATTTTGGATTGGAAATCTTTGATCAATGGATGTGTGATGTCTCCTGTCTGCGCAAATGCCGTCTTGATGGCAGATGAGAGTACACTTATCTTTGCATCCACTCCGTCTGTATCTATACCTAGCTCTATGAATGCATCTATCTCAGCAAGTTTGGTCTGTACGTCGGTGCGTATATCATCGATTGGAAAATCCAGACTGCCTTTGATCACAAATGTAGGCGGCACACCAGATAGCCTTTGTATCATGGCTTCCGATGCTGCCAGTATGCCTTCTTTCTCCTTTAGCTTGCTGATCTCACTATTGATGTTTTTGAGTAGTGAGTTGCTCGGATTGGATTGGTAGGCGATGGATAGTTGTTTGATGCGCTCTTTTAGTGAGCTGATTTGTTGATCAAGCGTTTTTATTTCAGTGCTCTTGATATCTTTTAGCGTATTATTAAGACCAGATGTATTAACTCCTGTGCTTTTGGGTGCTAATTCTCTTAATTTCTTATATGAATCGCTTCTATTTCCTGATGGAGCTTGTATGCCTGTAATTTTGGATAGATTAGCAAGTTTATTGGATGTGTCTGCATCTTTAAACCCTTTTACTATATTGTCACCAAATTTTCTGCCTAGATTATAAGCATCTTCACTTATATTGCTAAATGCTTGTTTTATACTTAATTCACCAGATAGTACACCTATGATGTTAACTACAGCCTTGAAAAGATTTTTGAAATGGTCTATTATAGCTATAACTGGTGCTTTTAGTAGATCAAAAAGCAGTTTTATTCCACCCATAGTATTACGAAATGCTTCGCTTGATACATACAGATCATTGAACGCTTTTTTCAGATCATCCCAATAATATATGGTTGCTGCTATCGCTGCTCCAATAGCGACCAAGGCAATACTCACGGGACCAAGTGACAACGACATAGCAAGACCAGATGCACTACTCGCAGCGGCCAAAGTCTTTAACGCTCCTGTGATCGTCACAAACAAGCCAACTACCTTAGAACCTATTAAAAATAATGGTCCTATAGCAGCGGCAATACCTGCAAAAGCAAGTATAGTGTTTTTTTGCCCTGAAGTAAGGTTTTGAAATGACTGTAGCATCTCATTGACCTTTTTTATGATGGGCGTGATTATTGGCAATAACACAGTACCAAACGATTGCCCTAGTTGCTTTACAGATTCCTGGAATATACGCATTTGATTGGCAGCTCCACCACTGGTATTGGCGAAGTCACCTTGGGCGTTTTTGGTAGCATTCATCACATAAGCATATCGAAGCTGTACCTTTTCAGCTTGTGTAAATTCTTTGTATTGCTTAGTGATGCCTTGGGTGAGCGCAAATGCCTGTAATGTACTATCTAGCATCACTACTCCGAGCCTTTTGAGTGATTCTGTCTCTCCTGTAAATATTCCTGATAATGCCGTTTGGGCTTCGCTTATAGAAATATTTTTGAATGAAGATAGATCACCTGCCAATGTGACCAATGATGTACTAAGACCTGCAGCATCTTTTTGTGATATACCCATAGACGTAGCCATATCTCCAAAGAGTGACGCCATTTCTAGAGCACTACCAGATGCAAGGCCTATCCTTTGCAAAGTAGTTTTAGAAAATGCTTCTACAGCTCCAGCACTATTTCCAAAAGCAACACGAACTTTGTTTAATGACTCTTCATAGTCGGATGCCATTTTAAAAGCAGCTGATCCCATAATGGCAAGCGGAGCAGTCACACCAACTGATAGATTGGTACCTATATTTTGCATTGATGTAGCAGTCTTTTTTAATGCTTTTTCTGCTTTGGCCAATGACTGGTATAATGGTCCCAATTTAGCACCAATCTCTATAAATACACCGCCTATTTTTGTTGCCATTATGTTCTTTTTAAATATCTTTCGTAAGCTTCGTTTAACTTATCAGATTGTGCTTTTGATAATGCTATTTGTTTATTATCTTCAGGCTTGTGCTCATCTTCGAATCTCAAAATATCCGTAGGCTGTATTGGTTTGCCTTTGCCGTCAGACATCATCTGCATTAGTACAGCGGTTTGATATCGCATTATGGACCATCTATCACGACTTTCAGACATCTTGCGCTCTGCATTAGCATTGACAAATCTTATCATGTCTGCAAGCGTAGCCTCCCAAAACTCATCAATCATGCATCCATAAAAAAAGGCTTTCTTTTGCAAGTCATATAAATCAAGATGCGCCTTTGCAGTAGTGGATTGGCTTATTTCACTACTGCTTGATTCTTTGGGTCTAGCTGCTCACCGATATATGTTGACAACTCACCTATGAATTCTGGATTTTCTTCCCATTCGTCATACAGATCATTTATGGTGAGTTTGCTATCCTTGATTCCTGACAAGAAAAGACCAAACAAATCGTCGGTTGTGATATTGTCCAAAAATTCATCAACCCTTTTCATAGGCACACCTTTCGCACTTGCAAATTTTGCTATAGTGGCTATGGTGATTTTGCTCGCTACGTTTTTACCTTGGATTTTCATACACTACAAATTTTGATTTAAAAAAAAATGATAAAAGAGTGGAGACATACTGCTGTACATCTCCACATGTGTTTTCTTATGCTGTGAGTGCACTTGTCAATGCTCCGGTACCTTCGAATTGGAATTCGCCAGTTACGTTTTCCTTATTGGTAGCTGTGATGGATACGGATGATAGATAGGCTTGACCTACTAGCTCCCAGTCGCCTATGATGTCGTTGCCCATTACTAGGTCGAACACAGTACCTGCAATTAACTTGTCAACTGCAAATTTTCCGTTTTGTCCAGTGGTCCTGACCAATACAGATGTGGATGCGGTAAACGCCTTTTGTCCAGGCTCTACGGCTCTCCATCCACCTACGATATCCTTGCTAGATGTCTCTCGCATCTCAGCGGTGATATTGATAGTACACTCGGTGCTATCTGCGAAGGCGACTCCATTGTGGAAAAGCCTGAAATATGTACCGTTATAAATTCCTGTCGTTGCCATTTTATTTTATTGGATGTGTTTAATGAAAAAATTATTTTACTGTTGTGTCCTTTTGGGTCGGGACCAACGTTTTGTCTGGCTTATCTGATTTGTCGGTTTTTTTTCTGATCTCTTTTGGATCATCAGTGATGATGCCCTGAGCTTTGAGTTCAGCAGCTTTGGAGCGCATCATATCTGCGGTTTCTCCTACTTTGAATACTGAATATGGTTTGAGAAATTTTACTAACATCTTGATATTTTATTTATAAATTATAGTGAAATCCTGTATAAATCGCTTTACTTCAGCTACATCATTGCCATCATTGTAAGCCCTTGCGAAGTCTATGAGCGTGATGATATTGTCTCTATATCCGATCATCTCAGTCCTGATATCATCCCTGATGGCTTCGAGCGTCATGTAGGCATCTTTATGCCCGATCACTTCTATCCTGTAAGTGCTTTCGTATGTTCTGGTGTCAGATGTCAGGTCCTTGCTGCCTTCGCTATTGGTGGTCATATCTTTGATCAGGATGATGCCTGTAGTACTCTGCAGGTTTACATTCTGATCTAAGAAGTCCATGTACACGGCCACACTAGGAAATGTATCTCTGATAAGCTCATATATGATCTGTGATATCTTCATATGTCAAATCCCCTTATTGATTTACCAGCTTTGTCAAATTCCTTTTTGATCTCAGACCTTAGATTGTCCAGTATCTGGTTTTTGGTCTCGTCGTAGGTCTCTAGCACGAATGGCTGACCTTCTACACGTTTGCCAGATGGATGTACGTATCCGAACTCTATCAGATTGGCATGATTACCTCCACCTTTGCCGTAGCTAGGACCTATCATGATCGACTTTTTGCGCTTTCGAGAAGGGATGACCTTTATGGATCGCTCTAGATTGCCTGTATCTCCTACAGGTGCTTTTGCTTTCATCGTGGTGACAGCTATCTTGCTGGCTCTACGGAGCAATGTTTTGGCCTGTATGGATTTGTCTAGATACTTCATCAAATCTCCAGCATTGCTCATCACTCTCGCTATCTGTTGATCTACGGTACTCATACTACTGCTTTGGCTTTGATGATGAGAAATCTATTCGGATACCTGGTATCATCGATGCTGATGATATCGTACTTCTTGCCGTCGTATTCTATCCAGTCTGTTATCGTAAGTGGTGATATATACCTGATCACGATCTCAGGTGTCTGCACTTGTGTCTCTTTGTCCACCAATGTGCTTTCGTCCATCTGTCTAGGCTGTCGTATGCGAGCCTGTACCGTGGTGGCCGATGTGGTGTGTGTCTTATGACCTAGCGCATTGGCCGAGCTGGATATGATACGTTTTATCACTATACGATGTCGAAGATCAGCGATGCGGATATGTCCTTCTAGCTGCCTACTTTGCGCCATCTGCTATGATTTGCGTACGACTGTGGAAATGAAATACTGACCTTACTATGTAAAGAACTTTCATGTACATGATACTGTCACCAGCTTCGATATTTTTCTTTTTGAATGTAGATATTACCACCAACTCTCTACCGTCGAGTGATAGATAAGCAAGCTGTACCAAACTACTTGCCGTGATGGTGCCTTCTGGTGATGCTGGTGTATGATGTATGTACATAATACAAATGTAGGCATGTAGCTATGGGTAGTTGTTACGGGATGTAACGTGTGGATAATTAGTAATTTACAATTGGTAATTACTAATTTGGTGAAAATATTTCACTTTTTTATAAAATATTTGTACTTATGTGGTGACAATATAAAATAAAGGTGTATCTTTGTATTAGATATTAAATACATGAAGTATGATGAGTAAAGATGAATGGCTCGAAAGGGCCACAAAATTTGACCTTGGAAATTGCATTTTTCATAATAGACCAGTTGATATAGAATCTCGGGACCAAATAGATGGTAGTAGAAAGTGGGTGTTAAAAATGCAGGAATGGGTACTTGGAAAGGATGGTGAATTTCACTATGAACCAAGACCATCAAGTAGGTCAGATAATTTTATTAATAATACAAGGTTTGACTCTATAGATGAGTGCCACAGTTTCTGGGTCAATAACGTAAATGATGAAAAAGAACTATACTCACCATGACCAGCGACCAGATAATAAAATTTCTTAAAGATCATCCACTCATATCACAAAGAGCGCTAGAGACTCAGGTAGGTATGCCAGATGCCACTTTGAGACATAGTATGGCAGAAAGGCGCAATATTCCACAAAAATATATACCAGGTATATGCGAAATTTTAATACAGTATGGTTTTACGGTTGACAAAAATTGAAGATATGAAGTATTATTTTTGAAGAAATTTCAGATTATAAAGAATTTGATTTTGAAATAAGAAAAGTACCATTAGGCAATTTATAATTTTTATGGCTGATAAACTACTCTGAGTGGTGCGAGTAGATTGGTGAGTGAGTTGCTAAATTTGCTCTCTACGATCTCTCTATTTTCTGCCAAGTGCGCTACTAACATCATGATAGCAGGCTTGTAGATATCATAATCATAATGCTGTGTGGCAGTGTAGGTGATGATGATATTACTACCCGATGTGGGCCATGCGGTCACTTTGGGCGTGATGTATGGTGGTGTAGCTATATTGCAAAGGACGATATTCTCAGCGTCGATGGTGGTTGTAACTCCATCAGTAGATAGGTAGGTCATAGATGTAATGGCAGCGCTCTCTGTAGCTAATGGTAGGAATAAGGGACCAATACCCGATGATGGGAAATTTTTATATGATACTTGTACGGTCTTGGCTACTAGCGCGATACTACAATGCCGCTCTACCCATCTGCGAGCCGTCTTGATCCATACATTGAGCTGTGATGTAGATGCATCGCTAGGCAGGTAACAATGTGCTATCACTTCTGCAGGTGTGACTATCTCTGTGTATCCAGCATTGTCTTTTGCTATAAATTGCATGAGTATTGTTTTATAAAAAAGAGTCGGGAATTCCCCCGAAACCCGACTCTCTAACCAAAATTATCTAAGTATGTAAATGATGAAAAGCTTCTTATGCTGTGAAATATCCTTTGACGATAGCTTTAGGATTTGCCAAAGCCCAATCTGCAAAAGACACTTCTTTGGTCACTGTACCTAAATCTGAACTTGCTTTGTCCACGATCAACTCACGTACGCCCCAAGTTGCCATGTGCAACTCCTTCCAGTATCCAAACAAAATGGACTGAAGGTTTGAGCCTGCGCCTTTTGTAAGGTTGATAGGTGAGAATGTAGTGACGTGTGCCTTGTGTCCCTTGAACATGTCCAAGACATTTTCGTTCCACTCAAACAATCCAGATCCTGCATCTACTGCCAATGCCATTAATTTGGCACGCATAGTAGGTGATGTCACCCATGCTGGCATTGTTCCCTCTGCATTATTACTTGCAGGTGCATTGAGCATGTTCAATATCAATGCTCTAGAGATAGCCTGACCATTTGCTGAAGTAACATCAGTCACATCAGTATCGTCAAGCATACCTACAGGTGCAGCCGCTCCTATGGCTTTGATCAAATTGGCATTGATGGCGTTGATCCTTGCTCTATCGAGCGTCAATCTCAAAATCCTATCTGCTTCGGGACCAGCTTGTGCCTGCAAGTACCAACCGCTTGTGGTTTTGGCCAAGATTGCTTTTGGCTCAAGCGTTTTTGCTCTCACATTTGCAGCTACTGCACCGAAGTTACCATTTTCTGCAACAAATCCAGCTACAGCGGTCATGTCTGCAATAGGCAGCTTTGCGATACCTACCAGACCTGTGTGCATGGTTGCACCCAATTGCTCTGCAAATAATACTTGCTTGTATCCTTCTGCTGTTGGTAAGGTCTGCGTCTTACCAAGATTACCAGCATCTAGCGCAGTGGCATAATCAGAACGATATACCATATCTGGGATCATGACACCACCTGAAGATGGAATATTACAATCTCTCGCTATTTTCAATCCTTCCTCATGTGCTTCTTTCTCTGCACCAGCGTAAGGCGTTTTTTGTGCCTGCATCTGCAATGCTCTAGTGACAGAGAATGCCTTCTGGAGTTTTTCTTCATCTGTGGTCGGTCTCTCTGGTCTTCTATGACCTAATCTTTCTGACTCCGCTTGTGCTGCTCTCTTTACGATCTCATCAGCGGCCTTGGCATCTGCTATGTCTTGCTCTAGAGCATCGAGTTTGGCAGTGAAACCACGCATCTCTGTGAGTTCATCAGCGGTGAGTGTCTCGTTATTTTTGATTTTGTTTGCAAAGAATGTATTGCGGCTCTCTATTTGCGCCCTTTCATTTTGCAATTGCTTTAATGTTTTCATTACTAAGAATGTTTTTTTTGTGTGAATAATGTTTGATTGGTGCAACCGAGCTGCTATATATCCATCTTCAATAGTCTGAGCCTTTGCTCCGTGAGTAGGCTTGCAGCTGCGAGATGTGATGTATCTGTATCTTGTGTTTGTTCCTGTGGCTCTGCGGAGTTGTAAAACTCTAGCGCTCTGGCTTGTGTGCGGAGTTTTGCTTTCGGGTTGGAGCCTTTCATGACTATGCCCCACATGAGTAGATTCCAATTGCGGAAATAAACGAGATTAGGATCTTCGCCTTTGTCTTTTGCGCCCCTGGTATGGTGTACGATCTCGGCCACGATGGATGCGGAGCGGATCATACCTTGCTTTATCTTGGATACTACTTTTTTGGCTTTGGGATTGTCGTCGCCTTCCTCTGGATAGAATCGGCCTACGAGCTTGCCGTCTTGAAAGTATGCTGGACCAGTACCTATCACATCATCAGGATCAGTACTGTCGAATGATGGATGTCCATACGTCACGATAGGCTCTGAATTGAAGTCGGTGATATTGCCACCATCCATACGGAATACTGTACAGTGCTGATCTGCTAGCTCATTGGATAGCTCAAACTCATAATACTCATTGCCTTGATCATCTGTCATGGCACGTGGCACTATGTTTTCTACACGTTTGTGATAGAGTCTATTTTCTATATTGGCGACATTATTATCCATGCTTTGCGTTGTGTAGTACAAAGATGGATTGATATAAATGGGTAGATGTTACGGGATGTAACGATGAAAAAAATTACTAATTAGTAATTGCTAATTAGTAATTTCCTTTGCTGCTTCCTGATTCACTGCCTTATCGACGGTGATCATATTATTGCCTTGGATGAAGTACTCATCACCATACGGTACGGCATTGAGTTCCATACGGTCACGTATTTCATTGCGATTGAGCACACCGATATTGAACATCTTTTGGTAGTAGTCGCCTTTGGTCGCTGTGTCTGTGAGTAGTATATTGTCATAGTTGTGCTTGAGATAACAGCGCTCTCCTGGTGTGAATGCTTTTAGATTGAATTCTTGCTCCATCATGGTGACGATGGGTAGAATACAATTTTGCCAATAGTCGGTATTTAGCGCTTCCAAGCTATTGTATGGTGTACCTTCTGTAAATCCTATCTTTGGTGGTGGTACATTAAAGATACTGCATATCTCTTTTTTGTTGAGTCCTGATGATTCTACATATTGGGCGTTGGATAGTGGCATTTCGTTTTTGAATTGTTTTAGCTGTCCACCACCGGTTATGATGCCTATTTGACCGCCTTTCTCTACACCACCATATATATCACGGAAATGGGTACGTAGATTGCTGATCTGCTCTGGTGTAAGCTGTGCGCTACTCTCTGGATATTCTACTACACCACCGAGAAACATTCCATTCGTATAGAAGGTATTGATAAACTTGGCTGCAGCTTTCTCTTTGCCTACTGTAGTGGCATGAAGGTGTATCTTGCTATATCCGATATCGTCACGTCCTATATCTCGCAGATGGATGACTTCGGATGGTCTGTACACACCTGCATAGATGCGATCATAACAGTTGTACCATAGATCACCATTGCCATCACGCCAAGGATACATATCCCAAGGTGTGATATATTTATACTTTATGATCTGCCCACGTGTGTTGGGTATAGGTAGCGCGTAGGCATTTCCCCATAGGAGAAAATCTACTATCAGATCACGCTTAAAGTTGAATGGTGTAACATTGTAGTCTGGCTCTCTGGTCCAAAGGTCATACTGTGAGTGTGTGACGGCATCTACTTTGGTACCATCTGCATTGATCTGGCGGATGGTGGTAGGTAGTGTAGCGATGGTCCTAGAAATAGTATCGACACATGCATAGACTGTAGATACACCAAGGCCATCGAGCGGACCTGTGACAGTGGTGGCATTATTTCCAAAAAATGACCAAAAGCCATTACCATTTCCTGATGATGACCTTGATACTACTTTGGTTTCTTTTATACCAAACAGCCTTTGTATGGTGTCTCTTTTTGTCAATTTACGAGTTTGTCTATAAATGGATCTGTTACATCCAGTTTTTTGAGATATTCTACAATGAGCGACATGGAGTGTTTATACTCTTTAATTTGACTCTCTAGCTCTATCACTTTCTTACTGAGTGTTGCTACTTCCTCTCTTAGATCCTTATTTTCTTTGATGGCATCTTCTATCATATTGCTCTCTTTCTGCTGATTATTTTCAATACGTCGGATGCGTGTGTCGAAAATACGGGTCAAGACGCCTGATTTTCCAATCAAGAATCCTGTAACAGCTGTGACTACAGCCGCAATGATGCCAATGGTCGAAATATCTTCCAAATCTTAATTAGTCTCTTAGACTTTCTTCTGCCTTGACCTTGGTAGTAGTGGTGAGTTGTGCTAGAAATATCGCTACCATAGAAGCAATACTCACTATCTGTGCTACTGTGCCTGTCCACGCTTCAGGTATATTGACACCAGACTGCGCGAGTAGCTGTGGTAATCCTGAAACTACCAATGCGACTGCACTGATGATCTGCACTACTTTGAAAAACCAAGGCGTCTTGGAAAAGACGCGAACTAAAAGCTCTACGATAAAATCTGACATGATTAAAATATTTTTTTGAGTAAAGGAATAATAGTGCGGAGATATGGCCATATCAGTGTGATGATCTGCAGACATATCTTGGCCAGCTTGTATATACGACTGACTTGATATATCTTGATGGGTTGGATATCATCTTTGCCCTGAAATAATAAGTCTTGGCTATTGTCTAGCAATGTAAGCAGCTTTGTAGCTGGTGAGTCTGCACTTTGTTCTGTGGCGGCTGCAAGTTGATTGATATTTCTGCTGTATTCTGCTGATGTGATTGCCATATATCATTGTGTGTGACACAAAGATGAGTAGATTGTAGTGTGGGCTTGTTACGGGATGTAACGTGTGGAAGATGGGTTTGTTAATTTATGCGTATTGCATTAATCGGACTATTTACATTTCACTTATTATCTACTACAAACCTAACACCAAATATATTTTTTACATTCCTATGATTTTTTGCACCGTTATAACTTAGATTATTTTTTGTTGCATACTTTGAAATAGTGGCTAAATTCAAATAATCTCCAACACATTCAATTATTTGAAGTAAATCATCATTTGATAAGACGTTATTATCGACTCCTTTTGAAATGTTTATGATTATTTTATCTTTTAAATTGTCCATTGGTGCAATTTATTGAATGTCGTGAAGCAAAAAGTTATGCCTCATTGCAACCGACACCCTTCATAAACGTAAGCCAGTGAGTTTTTGCAGACTTCCCCGACTTATGCCCGATTAAAGGTTGTTGTCCAATAGCATTTAATATTTCTGATACTTTGATTTGGTCTTCGTTCCATTTGAAAATTAAAGTACCGTATGGCTCTAAAACTCTCATACATTCACCAAAGCCCATTTTCAAATCTTCTTTCCAAGTTTTATTCAATATGCCATACTTTTTACCCATCCAGCTACCTTGGCCAAGGTGCTTTAAATGTGGTGGGTCAAATATTACCAACTTGAAAGTATTATCTTCAAAAGGCATATTTCTAAAATCCATTTGCAAATCAGGTTTTATATTCAATTCCCGACCATCACAAAGTATATGGCTTTCGTTTCTTATGTCTGCAAAAACTACACTTGGGTTAGTCTTGTCAAACCAAAACATTCTACTGCCGCAACAAGCATCTAATATAGTCTTCCCTGAAAGCAACGAAGGCATAACAGGTGTTTGGCAAAAAAGCCCTTCAGTATTTCTATTTGACATTTGTACTAATTTTTAAATTTTGTAATTATATTGAGCATTCGGTTAGGGCTTCTTCGCCAAGCACCAGGCCGTTAGTGGCAAGGCTAAAAGTGCTTCGGACACCATTCCCAATTTTCTTCACGAAACTGCTCTATCGGTATTGTAAGCACTGTACAACCAACTGCTATTAATTCACCCATTTCTCGTTTCTCTTTTAGTGTTGGTTTATCGTTTGGTTTTCCTGCCATTTTGTATTTGTTGCCCTCACACGGACATTTGAAAATTTGTACTGGTTCGTTTGCCATTTTATTTAGTTTTGTGAAAAGCCCAGCCACTAACAGCGTGTATAAAAAATGGCGGGTTTCTCGGTTGTTTAATTTATTATTTCTTTTAATTTTGATTGATAAGCATTACTTGCATCTATTTCGTTTTTAGATAATTAATAAGGATTTGTCTAATCAATGTTGCAAATAAAAGACCTTCCTTTTCAGCAATTAATTTCAGTTTACTATAATCTTCTTCTGAAATATAACTTTGTATTTGTCGTTTCATAATACAAATATACAAACTATTTTTAACTAAAACAAACTATTTAATTTAAAGTTTTGTAATTCTAATTAAGCTCTGCGTTTGCTGAAAGTTTTGGAGTTCTAATCCGCCACTTCTTATACACGCAAACCGTTATAGGAAAGCGGTTTGTGGTTACACTGCTATGTTTTTTGAGTTAATAATTTTTACCCAACATTGGTAATCCAAATCTTTAATTTCGGTTGCTGATTCTGATTTCTGCAATTCGCATATTTGGATAATTGCATTGTATAAATCCCCATAATCTAAAGACCAACCATTTCTCAAATCGTTAGCTTCTAATATTGCTTTTATTTCTTCATTCATGTTATTACTGGCTGTTAGTAGCCTTACTTTTTGTTATTTGTAATTCTTCAATAATCATTTCTTTAGTTATTAAAATATCGGTGAATGAGTTTACAATTTGTAATATCTCATCAATAGACAGTGTGTATCTTTTTTCAATTTCATTTTCTGACAGACATTCTTCTAACGTAATGTTAGGGTCACATAAGTAACAGAACCCTTCAGTCCTTAAATTGTAATCTTCATTGCATTCATGTCCACATCCGTGACATTTAAAATATTTTTTACTCATTGTTTTTATTTTTAAATTGGTTAATTAAATAGCCTTCCTATAACAGTGGTTTTGCGTCATTGGGGCTTTAGTGCTATCTATAATCATTTGTGCTTAAATTAAAATTTGTACTATCAATCGGCTTTAGTGCTGGAAATCCCCAACGAACGCAAAGCCACAAAACGTTATGTGAGATTGTTACGCCTCGTCTTCGATAAGAACTTTTGGTTTACAATACTCATATACTTTTTCTAAATTAGGGAAACCACTTTCGCTAACTGATTTTCCAACCATAGAATTATGACCGATATGTTCATACATATAATCAATTAATTGTTGTGCTGCGTCTTCATAATTATCTGCTTCAAAACTTCTACCAGCAAAATTACCAGCAAACCATTCATTTGTTACACAATGTTTACCATCTATACAGCATATATGTATATGACTTTCTGCATCAGGCAATCTATTAATTAATTCTAAAATTTGTTTTGGTGTTACTTTTTCCATCACGTTTTTGTTTTAAAAACCCACAACCTCACATAACAAGTGTTTGGCAAAAAAGCGGGTTTAGTGCTTCGTATAAACATTTTTAGTAGGCTCAACATTACTGCTTCGTATCAACTTTAGTGCTACAAGTCCGCTTCTTCGCCAATACAAAACGTTAGTGGCAATACTCCAAAGCCCTCCGAACAGCGACATCGTAATATTGTTTTTCCTTTTCTATTCCAATTGATTTTCGGTTTAACTTTAAGGCTGCAAGGTTTGTAGTTCCTGAACCCATTGTATTATCTAAAACTATATCGCCTTCGTTTGTGTAGGTTTTTACAAGGTACTCCATAAGCTCAACAGGTTTTTGTGTTGGGTGCAAACCTCGTTCTGTTTTTATATTAAGAACATTTGCTGGTAAAATATAATCACTTTGGTTATCTACATATTCAGCATCTTGTTTCCCATAATTGGGAGTATTGCCATATTTTTTGTTTCCTGCTTTTTGTGTAGTTCTTAATTCTTTTATTGGATTGTAAGTGTCACCTATTTTATCTTTAAAAACACTAATGCTTTCTACTTGTTGCATTGGCATTTTTCTGGCATTTAAAAACCCCGTTTTTTTGTTTTTTACCCAATACCAATCATATTTATATTGTTTCAAGTTGCTTAATCTTAACACACTTGAAAATGGTTCAGCACCAAATAATAAAACAACCCCATTAGGCTTCAATATCCTTTTGTATTCAACCCAAAGTTTATCCAATGGTAAAACACTATCCCATTTGTTTTGTGTCGTCCCGTAAGGTAAATCGCAAATAATAGCATCTATACTCTTATCATCAATAAAAGGAAAAACATCAAAGCAATCTGCGTTTATAAAAGTACTGCCACTAACATCGGTTTGGCAAAATTGGGGTTTTTGTGGTAAATTCAACATCTGTATTTCAATTTAAGTTTAGTAATAATTTGAGCGTTTCGTTTTCAAAATCCCCAACTTCGCCAAGCCGAGAACCGTTATACGCAACCTTAAAGAAGCAGTCCGTTTTCAAAATCAGCATACATTTGACAGTATTCTTTTGACAACTCACTTCCTTTGCAATTCCGATTTAATGCCTTTGCAGTTTTTAGGGTTGAGCAACTTCCAGCAAAAGGGTCATAAATAGTATCACCTTCTTTTGTTGAGTTTTCAATTAATATTTTTAATAGTTCAGTCGGTTTTTGATGTGGATGTATTGCTTCTTTTGCTCTTGATGCAGTTATCACATTACCTACATTCTTTAAATTAAACGTATTTGGCAGTCCTTTACTAAATACTAAAATATATTCGGATTGGCTTCTATATCCTGCACCAGTTCCAAAATGTCCTTTATTCCAACAAACTATATTTACTATTTTAAAACTTGCTAATTCTAAACAATCTGCCATATTCCGTAATTGCTTCCAATCGGTAAAGCAATATAAATGCGAGCCTAATTTCATTGTTCGGTAAAGCTCCCTAAATATCGGCTTTACAAAAAGCAAAAAGGCTCTTTCACTCATATCGTCAAATTCAATATGGTTATCGTCATTTGCAAATCTTCCTGTTCCTTTTGACTTGCTTGTAAGTCCAGAATAAGGCGGGTCTGTGATTACACAATCAATACTATTATCTTCAAATTTTGAAAGTGTTTGTAAGCAATCCTCATTAAACAGCTCGATAAAAGGCTGCGTATAACAGTGGTTTTGCGTCATTGGGGCTTTAGTGCTATCTATAATCATTTGTGCTTAAATTAAAATTTGTACTATCAATCGGCTTTAGTGCTGGAAATCCCCAACGAACGCAAAGCCACA